CCTCCACGGGGTGGCGCGTCTTGATTGTTGGGGGTGGTTCCGATAGTGGGGCTCGCTGCGGCCCTTGGGCGTTCAATGCGGATCTTGCTTCCTCTAGTGCCAGCGCTAATCTTGGCTCCCTCCTTTCGCGCTAGCGCAGGCTAAAATAAAACGGTGATTATATCACAGGCGGATAGTTAAAGGGGTGGCGCGTCTTGAATGTTGGAAGTAATTCCAATAATAGGGCTCAATACGGCCCTTGGACGTTCAATGCGAATAATGATTCCTCTAATACCAACACTAATATTGGCTCCCTCCTTTCGCACTTCCTGAGCAACAATTCATTTTGCCCGTGATCATTTCCATTGGCTTTGTGTTAACTATTCGCCTCGCCTGTAATTTTGCTTAAATTGCGGGGGAAATCTAAGTCTGCTGTTCGGGAATTTCCCGCACCGCTAGTAGGAGCTATGCTTGCGAATGTGGTGAAGGATCTCAGGAAACAGTATGCCCAAAAAAAACGGACATCTATACGAAGAGATATACGACATAGAGAATTTAATTTGGGCTCATCATTTGGCCAGACAAAGAAAAAAGAAACAGGGAAATTGTTAAATGGGTGAATGAACACAAAGGCGACTGCCTGCTGACACTTCAATATCTCTTAAAAGAACAAAAATTTGAAACCGGCAGATACGAAAATTTTACAATAACTGAACGAGGAAAAGAACGCTACATTTACGTATTGCCCTATTATCCAGACCGCATTTTGCATCATGCAATTGTGCAAGTATTGGCTCCCATTTGGCATGCATGGTTTACTCGTGATACATACGGTTCAATTCCCGGAAGAGGCGTTCATGATGCGTTGAATCGCATGCAACGAGCAATGAGGACTGATCCAGAAGGAACTCGCTATTGCTTAAAATGCGACATTCGCAAATACTACCCTTCAGTCAATCACGATCGCCTTAAGTTGCATTTAAGACGCAAAATTAAAGATAAACAAGTGTTGGCATTACTCGACGAAATTATTGATAGCGCACCTGGCATTCCCATTGGCAATTACTTGAGTCAGTATTTTGGCAATGTTGCATTAACACCATTTTGACCATTGGATTAAAGACGAGTTGAGAATTAAGCATTATTTTAGATACGTTGATGATTTTATTGTTTTTGGCAAGGACAAAAAACTTTTGCATTTATTGGTGCGCGACATCAAGGCAAAGCTTGCAATTGAACATTTACAAATCAAGGAAAATTATAGAATTTTTCCTCCGCATATTGAAGGCGTCGATTTTCTTGGTTACAAAACATTCGTTAATTATCGACTGTTGAGGCGCAGCATTAGAGGCAATGCAATAAAAGCAGTCAGGAAATATCGACAGGGCACATTGCGTTTCAAGAAATTACGGAGATCTATGAGCAGTTGGCACGGTTGGGGAAAATTTGCAGGCAACCAAAAGTTTTTACGTACTACAATATGGCCTATAATGAGAATAAAATTGTAAGCAAAATGGCTTTGTTTTCTTATCAAAACGGCATCCCTAGACCATTGCCAAAAGCTCTTCAAGGCGCTTCTATCGAGCGATTTAGCAACACTAGGCTACAAAGGACCATTCAGTGCTCCGCAATTCAATCCCCGCACGCAACGAGCAGAATGGAACGGAGCCTGGCAAATTATTGATTTATCCGCTGAAGAAATTGAAGCAGCAAATTACAAGCGGTTGTTGTCTCGTGCTGACTGGACTGGTTTTAGTAATGGCTTAATGGCAAGTAGCGTTTATGCAAAGGCTCGCGCTGCTGCTGCTACTAGCCTCAGTGTTAATGTGGATTGCACTGAACTAATTGCATTAATGGGCGATGCTAAATCTGGGCGCCCCTATATTGATGGCATCAACAATTGCCTTTCTTCCATTGAAGCTAGCGTTGATTTAACTGAAGAAGACAAAAAAGAACTACATAACATTTTATCTGCTACTGGATTGTCTTCTATTATTTTTGTGCCAAATTATTCTCTTGAAGACGAGAACATGCAATGACAAGAGGTCTTGTAAGAAAAAACAATTTATCTGACTTGCCTGATGCAGAGCAAGCAAGAATTAATCTTGGCCTAGCCACTGCAGATTACAATCGTATTCGTGGTCTTTACACCAGTGCTGGGTTGAGGCCATGGGAGATACAACGTATTGCTGGATCTAGTAATAATTATCAATCGCAAATCAATTCAATTAATGCAATTATTGATGGCATCAACCCAAGTCTTTATGTAAAAAGAGCTGGCGATACGCTTACGGGAACATGGACAAATACCGGTATTGTGTCTGCTGTTGAAATACAACAAAGCGGAGTGACGCCACAATCATCATCTGACGCATTGTTCACGCATGATTATCAGGCAGGATTATTTGAAATTAGCACTACCACGATGGTCGCAAATAGCGGCATGACTGTTACAAATTTTTTGGATGGTGGTGGCGTTGTGCTTGCTAGTGGTGTTGTGCCAGATCGGCGTGTGCCGATTAACATAAGAGGCATTCAATATTATGCGGAGGCAGGTTAATGGCGGTTAAGAGCAAAATTGGCATTAGTGGGCAGCAGCACCACGAGAGTCGAAATAACAAGAAGACAAGGCAAGGCAATGGAAAAAATAGTAAGGCTTCTCATGGGCGAAAGCTTTTGAGGGGGCAGGGTAAGTAGTCCCCTTCACTACCGTATTCCTGAACGGTAATTTTTGACCCTATGATCGGAAAATATCCGATTATCAACCCGAACGGGAACACACAGTAGTCTTTGACTCTATTGTGCGTTATTTTATCTAACATTACGCTACGATAAGAGAAAAGATTTTACAAGCAATGGCTCAAAGAATTATTAACAATGAGCAATATGAGGCGCTGCTAATTCGTGGTGGCGTTGATGGTGGTCCTGTTCCCGTTACATTTGCTAGCGGCGTAACAATTAGCGGTGTAACTATTGGTGCAGAAGTTGAAATTGCCAATGATTCTGGCAATCCAATTCCTGTCAATGGTGAAGTTGAAGTTACGAGGTTGCAAGGCATTCAAGCATTTGCTATTACGCCTAACGACAGCGCTGATTTATCCTCCATTGTTTCTGCTTTGTATGTTGGCTACACAGGAAATGTAAACATCGTGCTTTCTGGCGACACCACTCCAGTTTTATTTGCAAACGTGCCTGGTGGTAGCACATTGCCTTTTCAAGTGAAGCGTGTTTATAGCACTTCAACTACTGCTTCTGGTCTTGTTGGAATTGTTTAATGATTAACGCCCTTGCTGTTTATATTGGCAAAACATTAGATAGGGCAATCACAAGGCTCTATTTACTGCTGGAGAATGGTAAATATTTTGAACTTGAAAACGGTCAGCCAATTGAACTAGAAGATTAGTCATGGGGCAAATAGTACGTAACGGCATTCAATTTGAAACTGCCATTCAAGCAGATCACAGAGGAAGGCTTTTAAAACAGGGACCAGATAGTGGAGAAGTGGATGCTTTTGGGAGAAAACGCGTCAGTCAACCATTTACGTTATTTGATTCGACATTACGATATGACAAGGCTTCAGATCGATGGAATGAAACTTTAACTGGAACAGCATCATCCACGCATTTAGCAAACGAGAGTTCGGTAGCTCTTACTGTAACCGCTTCAGGCGATAGTGCGACACGACGCACAAAGCGACGTTTACCTTATCAACCCGGAAAGGGATTGCAAATCCTGCAAAGCTTCAAGGGCGCCACGCTTGCATCAGGGCTTGTGCAAGAAGTTGGATATTTTGATGATAATAATGGCATTATTCTTCGCGCTAGTGGTACAACGCTTCAATTTGTGCAACGTTCTTACACTAGCGGTAGCGTAGTGGAGACAATTGTAAATCAAAACGAATGGAATATTGACAGTGCATCATGGTTAAATTTTGACAAGGCTAATATCTTTACAGCAGATTTGGAATGGCTTGGCGTTGGTCGCGTGAGAGTTGGATTTGTCCGCGAAGGAGAATATTACTATTGTCATGAATTCCATAATGCAAACAGCCTTGACAGTGTTTACATGACCACGGCAGTATTGCCTCTTACGTATCGCATTGAAGCCAATGCCACTGCAAGCGGCACAATGAAGCACATTTGCTCTACAGTCGCAAGTGAAGCAGGATACGAGCCTGGCGGCCCAATTTATACCATTTCCCCTTCCATTGCTGCTATTCCTAACGTAAGCGGCGAGCGTATTGTTGCGGGTATTCGCATGGCAAGTGGTCGCACTGATAATGTCATTATTCCAGCAAAAATTGATCTTGTCACGGAAAGCGTTGGCGATACTATTCGATGGCGCCTACGTCGTAATCCAACGACTAGCGGTTTTTCCAGGGCTGCATCGGACAATGGAAAAGGAAATGTGGAGACTACTAGCTCTGGCACAATTGTATCCGGCGGCACAATTATTGATTAGTGGTTTTTTCTCTTCGGCTGGGTCGGTAGGACTAGAGCTTGCGTCAGCATTAGCTTCGTCTCTTGGCGTCAATGGCAACGGCGAAAGCGAAACATTATTTCTTACTGTTGCTAAGTTCTGGCAATACGCGATCCACTGGGCTATTGGGCTGGCGTGAATTGTTTTAACGGCTAAGCTAAGGACATTCCTTTTTGGCTTTGCCATGGACAATCCATTTTCTGATGAGCACAAAAACCATTGCGCTGAAGCTATTTCAGACGCATTGCAGGAGCTGATTTGCCGTGAAGATGGCGAAAGCGATGCCTATGAAGCATTGTGTTATGCCATTGACACTTGGGTTGATTATCACTCCAAAGAGCTTGGCAAATGGGAAACGCTACAAGACCTCGTAAAACGCGCTCTTTAATACATCGTCCGAATACGTAGAGGCCCGCCTAGCGGGCCTGGCGCATCGTGTTCAATCATAATTCCCGGCAGATTGCCTTTAACGAGACTAATTTTTGCCTTTGGGAATAATTTTTGCGCTTTTTCCATTGCAATAACGCTTTTTTGTGCAGCATCTTGCTTTTCCCATTCCTCTTTAATTGCTTTAGCTTGTTGGTCAACTTGGCGCAAGGTAAATTCTGTTTTCCATTGAATCCAATCTGGGCACAATTGGCAATTAACAATTGAGCCATATTGAATTTTGGAGCGATGGGAAGCGAACAGAAAGGCGAAATAACAAGCTACGTATAGTAAAGCGTT